CGTACCGACTCCAGTCGTTTCGGCTGTGGGCAACGCCACGGTCCAGCCTGCCAGGGTCGGCGTTCCCGGCGCCGTGGGTGCACCGGTCGTGGCAACTGGCCAGACGCTCACGCCTGCGGCTGTCGTTGTGAGCTCGACGGTCGGCACCGTGACCATCCTGCGGTCCGTGGTGGTCGAGGTCGCCGCGGTGGTCGGCGTCTGTGGTGTCGGGTCCCCGCCGGTCACCGCGACGGCAGAGGCGAAGCCTGCCAGTGTGGCAGTCCTGGCCTCATGTCCCGATCCTGCGCCGTCCGGCGGGACGGACTTGGCGCAGATTCCAGGCGTATCATTTTCGCTGGTCACCGCACGCCGAGTTGGAATCGTCACCACAGCTGCGACCAGGGCGGGAGTAACTGCCGTGGGGGCCAGAAGAACTAGTGTGGCCACCGTGACCGCCGGGCGAGCCAGCACCATTACGGAGATGCCGTGACCCTGTCGGAGGCGCGCGAGGCGCTGGCTGAGGCGCTGTCCGCGATCGAGGACCTGAACATCCGGCCGCGCCCGACCGTGAGGGCTCCCCGACAGGGCGATGGGTGGGTGACTCTGGGTCGGATGGCCCCCTCGGACTTCAGTCGATCGACGGTCACTCTGCTGGTCGTTGTCGTGCTGGGCTCCGACCAGGCCGCGGCTGAGGATCTACTGGAGCTATGGGCCGTCGATCTGATCGACGTGGCCACCCAGACCGATGATCTGTTCGTTTCCGACGTCGTCCTGGAGCCGATCACCCTGGTGGTCGACCCGGGGTCGAGCCTGTACGCGATGACCCTAACCCTGACTACTGAAGTGGAGGCGTGAGCCGTGGCGACCATCATCGGCACCCGTAAGACCAAGTTTTTCCTCGGCGCCGGGCCGACCGAGTTCACCTCCGAGGTGTCCGACGTGCGGCTCACGACCGGCGAGAGCGACTCCGATTTCATGTCGTTCGCCGAGGCTCTGGCCGGGGGTGCTCGCGACTACAAGCTGGCGCTCACGATCCGGCAGGACACCGCCGCGGCATCGCTCTGGTACTACGTCTGGAACCTGGCCGGGACGGATGTGCTCTATCAGTTTTGGCCCAACGGGCAGAACACAACGGCGCCGACAACCCCCACAGCTACGTACCCGAGGTTCTCCGGCACCGTGACGGTGCAGGAGCCCGATGGCGACCTGCTGGGCGGGGAGGCGAACAAGAGCCCAACCGCGGTCAATCTGATCGAGGTTGAATGGCTGTGTACGGCGAAGCCGACCCTCGCGATCGCCTGAGCATCGAGACGAAGGGGAAGGTAACGGATCATGGCCACCATCATCGGCACCCGCAAGATGATCGTGAAGGTGGATGGGACCGACCACACGGCCGACGTCAGCAAGTGCGTGATCACCACCGGCGAGACGGACGCAGATTTTCAGTCGTTTGCCCAGGCCCTGGCCGGGGGCGGGCGGGATTACAAGCTGGCGCTCACGATCCGGCAGGACACGGCAACCACGTCGCTGTGGTACTACGCGTGGTCCGAGGCCGGGGGCGATGTGGCGGTGGAGATCTGGCCCAACGGCGGAGGCGTGACCGAGGGTGCGACCACGCCGAAGGTCACCGGCACCGTGACGATCCAGGAACCGGATGGCGATTTCGTCGGCGGGGAGGCGAACAAGAGCCCGACCGCGGTCAATCTGATCGAGGTCGAATGGCTGTTCACGGCCAAGCCGGTCATCGACATCACGCCCTGACATGGCCGTCGAGGGGGTTCGGGTCGAGGGTCTGAACCGGGTGGTGCGCGATCTTCAGCAGTTGGGCCTGGAGATCGAGGATCTGAAAGAGGCGTTCGGTGCGATCTCCGCCGAGGGTGCCCGGCTCGCATCCTCGTTCGCCCCACGCCGTTCCGGTCGCCTCGCAGCCTCGATCCGGGGGAACCGGGCGAAGAACAAGGCGGTGGTCATTGCCGGCAAGTCGCGGGTGAGGTACGCCGGAGCGATCAACTACGGGTGGCCACGAAGGAATATTCGGCCGGCGCTATTCATGCAGCGGGCCGACGACGCCATGCGGCCCCGTGCGCTCGCCGAGCTGGAGCGGGCTATCGAGGCCTCTGTTCGCAGGAGAGGGTTAGGTTGAGCGAGATCGAGATGAAGGCCGAGTATGGGGCCGAGGTGGTCGAGCGGCCATCCGTCGCTGCCGTGATGGAGAGCCTGAACGGATTCGATGAGATCGCCATCGAGCAGAGGTTCGGTGACCTGTCGGGGTTGTCCGGGATGCGTACCGTCCGCGCACTTCAGTTCGTCCGGATCCGCCGGGGTGGACTGAACGACAAGGACGCCTACAACACGACGATGCTGCTCACCCTGGGGGAGCTAAAGGAGCTGTTCGCAGACGAGGCGCCCGCGGACTCCTTGGAGGGTGAGTCGAGCGCCGAGGGAAAAGACGACTGATCGCGAAGAGAGATGCGGCCTATGCAAATTTCGTGGTCGGGACCGGCCTGTCGTTCCTGCCGGGGCAGTACCTGAGTCTCACCCGTGGTCAGCGTGAAGCGATCATTCGGGAGTCGAATCGCATGAGCAGAGGAAGGTGACGACGTGCCCGGGGCAACAATCAGGATCGCGATCCTCGCTCAGGCCGCGCGCGCCCGTGCCGAGATGACCTCCACCGGGGAGGCTGCGTCCAAGATGGGCGACAGGATCAAGAAAGCTGAGGCCGCGGCTGGAGCCGCAGCAGGGGCTGCACTGGTGGCAGGGATCGCCGGAGCGCTCGCCCAGAATGACGTGACCGCCAAGCTCCAGACCCAGCTTGGGACGACCGCTGAGCGCGCCGGAGAACTGGGTAAGGTGGCTGGCTCACTGTATGCGCGTAACTTCGGGACCGATCTTGCCCAGGTCGGTGAAGCGATTAGGGGCGTGCAGCAGAACATCGGCAGTCTTGGTGAGGGTGCACAGGGCGGAATTGAGGGGCTGACGTCCAAGGTTCTGACGCTGTCAAACACATTCGAGCAGGACCTCGGCGGAACGTCGGCTGCGGTCGGTCAGCTCTTGCGCAACGGTCTCGCTCGGGACGCCGACGAGGCGCTTGACATCGTCACGGCAGGGCTTCAGTCCGGGGCGAACAAGGCTGACGACCTGCTCGACACGTTCACCGAGTACGGGACTCAGTTCCGTAAGTTCGGCCTCGACGGGAAGGTGGCGACCGGCCTGCTGTCGCAGGGCCTGAAGGCCGGTGCTCGGGACGCCGACACGGTCGCGGACGCGATCAAGGAATTCAGCATTCGGGCCATCGACGGGAGCAAGGCTACGGTCGATGGCTTCAAGGGAATTGGCCTGAATGCGAAGAAGATGCAGGCCGACATCGCCGGGGGTGGGCCGAGGGCTGCCGCTGCGCTGGATCTGACCCTGGACCGGCTGCGCGCTGTGAAGAATCCGGCCGAGCGGTCGAGGCTGGCGGTTGAGCTGTTCGGCACTAAGGCTGAGGACCTCGGGAACGCGCTGTTCGCGCTCGACCCCTCGACCGCGGTGGCCGGGCTGGGAAACGTCGCCGGTGCCGCGCAGCGCGCCTCGGACGCAATGGGTTCCGCGCCGGCAGCCAAGATTGAGGCGTTCAAGCGATCCCTGACGCAGGGTCTGGCCGAAGCGGTCGGTCAGCTGGCCGGATTCGCGATGGCCAATCAGTCGTGGCTGGTCCCCTTGATTGCCACCCTCGGCAGCATCGCCGCCGGGCTCTGGCTGGTCTCCGTTGCGCTGAAGGCGTGGCCCGCGATCCAGGCGGCAGCCTCTGCCGCTACGGCGATCTGGACGGGCGCTCAGTGGCTACTGAACGCAGCCCTTGCAGCGAACCCCATTGGCCTGATTGTGCTGGCGATTGCTGCGCTGATCGCCATCGTGATCATCGCATGGAAGAATTCGACGACGTTCCGCACCATCGTGACAGGGGCATTCAACGCCGTGCTCAGTGCAGCGCGGGCCGCCTGGACCTGGCTCAAGGGGAACTGGCCGTTGTTGCTGGCGATCATCACCGGGCCCATCGGGCTGGCGGTCCGGTTGGTGGTGCAGCACTGGGACGCCATCACCGCTGCCGCCCGGGCTATTCCCGGCAAGATTCGAGCCGTGTTCAGTGGCATCGGAGGACTGTTAACCGCGGCCGGTAGGGCTGTGGTCCAGGGATTCCTGAACGGCCTGCGCTCGATGTTCGGGCCGATCCAGGACGCATTCAACTGGCTGACGTCCAAGATTCCCTCCTGGAAGGGGCCGGCCGGAAAGGACTCCAGACTGCTCTACGGCGCGGGTCAGCTCGTCCTGGGCGGGTTTCAGTCAGGATTGGAGTCGCAGTATGCGGGCGCCAAGGCCTCCCTCGGTGGGTTTACCGACTCCCTGGCAGGTACATCCGCGGCCGTGACGGGGTCGGTGGAGGTGAGCACGGCGGCTCCGGCTTGGGCTCAACGGCTGGAAGCGCTGCTCAGCGGGGGGTTGCGGATCTCCCTGGAGTCGTCCGGTAGCCGCGGGGATGACGCAGTGCTGGAGCTGATCCGGGATCGGGTCCGCGTCAAGGGCGGCAAGGCGAGCACGCTCGGGATCACGTCGTGACCCGCAGGCATGACACGTGGGCGACGATGGACGCGCCTATCGGTCTGGAGCTGTACTACGGCGGGGCCTGGCACGACATCACCGCGGATCTGTCCGATGGCGGGGTGCAGATCACTCGTGGCCGGTCGGCCGAGGGGCAGGAGATCGACCCTGCGCAGATGAGCTGCCTGCTCAGCAACGCGACCGGAACCTACTCACCGCGGCACCCCAGCTCGGCGCTCTATGGCCTGGTCGGCCGGAACACCCCGATCAGGTTCTGGGTCGAAGCGGGGCAGGTCCGGGCGCGGCAGGCTTCGACCAGCGACTCATGGTCCTGCCCGGACTCGGCCGGGGTGAGCGTCACCGGAGATATCGATCTGAGGGTCGATCTCGATCTCGATTCTTGGAGGCCGCCGAACAGCGTGTATATCGGCGTGGTGAAGAATCTTTCCTACGGTCTATATCTGGGCTCGGATGGAAGGGTCGTCATCACCTGGTCGTCCGACGGTGTGAATATGCTGACCATGTGGTCCAGTCAGGCGCTCATGGGGGGGACGGTCGGCAGGAAGGCCGTCAGGGCGACGCTGGACGTCAACAACGGGGCGTCGGGGAGGACAGCGCGGTTCTACTACAGCGACACAATCTCCGGCACTTGGACCCAGCTCGGGTCTGATGTGGTCGCGGCCGGCACGACGTCGATCGTCAACAACACGGCAGCCCTGACGACGGGCACTAGTTCAGCGGCCGGGGTGACATCGGTCTACGGGATGCAGGTCCGCAACGGAATCGGTGGGACCGTCGTTGCCTCGCCGGATTTCACCGCGCAGGTATCCGGTGCTACGTCGTTCACTGACGGGCAGGGCAATACGTGGACGCCGTCAGGGACGGCGACCGTCTCGAGCCGGCACTACCGGTTCACCGGTGAGGTGACCACCTGGCCGACGAGGTGGACGATTCGGGGGAACCCCTACGTGCCGATTGAATGCTCGGGGGTGAAACGGCGACTTGGGCAGGGGGTCGCCCCCGTCGTGTCGCCGATGCGGCGCGCCGTGCTCGCAGACGTTACGGGGCTGGTCGGGTACTGGCCGCTGGAAGATGCAGCCGGATCGACGTCGCTACGGTCGGGCATCGGAGGAACTCCAGCGGGCGTGTCGGGCGCACCTGCACTGTCCAGCTATGAAGGGTTCGTAGCCAGCGATCCGCTGCCGATTCTGGGGGCTGGGCGGATCGTCTGTACCCTCCCTGCCCATACGGCCTCCGGCTTCTCCCAGGTGCGCTGGCTTGGGATGGTTCAGGCCGGCACCACGGACGGTCTGATCCTGGCGCGAATCGCCTACACCGGGGGGACGCTCGGAAGGATCGACGTCCGCTACGACACGGCCAGCGGTGGTGGCTTCACGCTGATCGGATACAACACGGCCGGATCATCCGTAGGGTCGGTCGGACTCGTCGGCATGGACAATGATCTCCTCAGGCTGTCAGTCGAGCTCGACCAGAACGGGGCAAACATCGATGCCGGCCTGGTCTCGTACGAGGTTGGCGCGTCGGTCGGATTCTCATCGACCGGAACTCTTACCGGAGTGACCATTGGGCGCGCCGTGCAGGTCACGATCAACCCGGGCAATTCGGCATTCACTGATTGTTCGGTAGGGCACGTGACGGTTGAAACGGCGATCACATCACTGTTCGACATGTCCGTTTCTATGCTGACCGGCTGGCTGGGGGAGCAGGCGGACGTGCGAGTCGCTCGACTGGGAGGCGAGAACGGCGTTACGGTCGCTGTGATCGGGGCTGGCGGGGATGCCGTCCCCCTCGGTGTCCAGCGCCGCGCTGCACTACTGGAGTTACTGCAGGATGCCTCGGATGCCGACCAAGGAATGCTCTACGAACCGAGGGGTTCCGGGGGCCTGGCCTACCGCACACGCGAGTCGCTCTGCTCCCAGCCCGAGGGCGTCTCAATCACATACAGTGACAACTTGCTGCTGCCATTCGAACCGATCGACGATGACCAGCGGACCCGGAATAAGGTCACGGTGACCCGGGACGGCGGAGCGTCGGCCACCGTAGAGATCACCGAGGGCCCGCTGAACACGTCCGATCCCACGGACGATCCGGATGGCGTCGGCGTCTACGAAGAAACCGCAACCTTGTCTCTGGCTGCAGACAGTCAGCCAGCCAACCATGCGAGCTGGCGGGCACACGTCGGCACCGTCAACGAGGCGCGCTGGCCGACGATCGGGATCAATCTCGCCCACCCTGTGTTCCTGGCCAATCCGGCGCTCACCCGGCAGATCCTGGATCTGGACCTCGGAGACCGGATCGTCGTCACCGATCTGCCGTCCTGGCTCCCGCCGGTCGATGTCGATCAGATCGTTCAGGGGTACACCGAGGAGATCACCCCGACCGACTACAGGTTGACCCTGAACTGTGTACCTGCATCGCCTTATCGGGTCGGAGTCTGGGGTGACCCGGAGTTCCGTTGGTCCGGTGCCGGGACGGTGCTCGCGGAGGACCTAACGACCACTGAGACGATTGTGGACATCACCCCACCCGCCGGCACTCTGTGGACCGTTGCGGATGGCAGCTATCAGCTCCTGGTCGGCGGGGAGGTCGTCACCTGCACCGCAGTTACGGGGTCGGGCCCCGGGCAGACCATGACGTGGGCGCGTAGCGTCAACGGAGTAGTGAAGACGCATCTGACCGGAGCCCCGGTTGACCTGGCCGAACCTCGCTACTGGAGTCTGTAATGCCACTTGCCGGTGGGATCGCCGCTGTTCAGTACCGCCTGACGGCGGTCGACACCAGCGCGAGCGGGACCTTCACCGCTGAAACCGTGGTGGACACGATCGTTGCGGCACTGGTGTCAGGGAAGACTTATGAGGTGCATTACCACGGTCTGTACCTGTCCTCAGTGGCCAACGACACGGCAGGCGTGCATCTGCGGGAGGACTCCGTCTCTGGTACCGACATGACCTCGACCGACGTGTACCTACCGGTGGGGAGCAGTCGAGTGTGGGTGTGTCACCTCTACGCCGAGTACACCGCGGGCACCACGGGGAATAAGACCTTCGTCGCGACAGGGCAGCGTCGCACCGGGACGGGCAATATTCAGAGGTACGCCAGCGCCTCGGCTCCGGCGTACTTCGTGGTCAAGGAGGCGTGATGAGCCCTGAGGGCTGGGCGTTTTTGACGGCGATCGTGGGTGGCCTGGTGGCCATCGTGACGACGCAGGTCATCCAGAGCAACACGACCCGGCGGACCCTGCTGGAGCATCAGCAGGTGACCAACGCGAGAGCCGAGACGGCCGGAAGGCTGGCGCTGCGCGGAGCCGAGGCTGCCGAGCTCGCTGCAACCAACTCGCAACCGGTTAGCAACGGAGCCGTGCCGAAGATCCTGCGCTACTTGGAGGACCAGGGCGGGATGCTGGTCCGGCTGACCACGCAGGTCGACCAGCTCGCGCAGGCCAGCGACCGTACTGTCCAGCGGCTCGATCAGACCACGGGGGCCGTGATGGGCCACCTGGCGGACCATGCCAG